TGCCTTTGTATGTGATTCCATTCATCACATAATTGCATTTCACAATGTTTTCAAGCCAATTCTGCCTTGTCTTACTGATCAGGGCTCCGCTTATCACCACTCCTGCCATTTTGTGCCTCCTCTCCGCAATATTTCATTCCTGCTGCTTTTATCTTATAGGCTGCACCCTTTTGGGCTTTGCCTGCCTGAATGATCTGCTCTGCCGCCAATCCAATTGTTGATATATCAGGCTTTGTGCCTGCCGGTTCCACTGCATATGATGCATCCGCTCCATCTGCTGCCACCTTGTGCTCTTTTGTGATGGTTTTTCCTATTGTGGCAATCTCCGGCTTTGTACCGGCCAACACATCACCGCACCCATCAATTTCAAATGCAGCAATAGCACATCCGCCCTCCACAGTGCTTGTGTGCTTTGTTACCAGGCCAATAACTGAGATCTCCGGCTTTGTACCGGTTAGATCCACCTGGTATGGCACTGAGCCTCCCTGAAGCTCCACAATATGCTCCTTTTTTGCTGTTGCACCTATTACTGAAGGCATTGGCACTGTACCGGCCACCACGGCCTCATATGTGCCACTCTGAAGCTCTGAATTGTACAATGTGGTTCTCTTTACCACCAGGCCAATAACCGAGTATATCGGCCAGGTTCCGCATCTGTGAGTGCCGCATCTGATGGCCTGGATGCCTGCCATTGCTCTCCTGAGCAAATCTGCCATCTGTTCCCATCTGTTTGCATCATCATATGTGAATTGGTTTCCTTCTTCCCACACCTTTCTCTCAAATATCTTTGAAAAATCCACATACTTCAGGTTTTTCTCTATTCTGTTTATATCTTCCACCACAAATATGGTTGATATATCCCTATCTGTAATGGTTTCTATTGGATCATGAAGGCTCATGGCTTTCCTGAATTGAGAATATGCAGCCTTCACAGTGCTCTCTATTCTGTTGAAATCACTGTATTCATATGTATCTTCAGGCTTCCATACCTTAATCAATCTTACCAACTCCTTCCATCTTCCCGCTCAGGGCTCCATTGTATGAAAGAGTGCTCTTTGTCAGGAACATATCTTTGTTTCCGAATTGTGTTTCTACTTCCACCGGATCTCCTGCTTCCAGGTATGGGAATCCGGTGTATGATGCTGTGGTTGTCATATTAAGTTCCAGGAGTGCATATTCTGCAATCTCCGCTGCATTGGATTCTGTTATGATCAGGTTGTTGCTGATCTTGATTGGGTTGTCATAGTTATATTTCTGCATCTCATATGATGTTTGGCTCACACTCACCTTCTTTCCGGTTATTGTGAGCTGTGTATCCTCTGCTATGTAAACATAGGCACCACATGCATATGCTTCATACTTTGCTATTCCCTGAATATTTATATCCTTTGCAGGCTTTTCCTTGTATGCCACCCATACCTTGTATTTTCCATCAGCCTGAAGTTCTCCTCCGGTGATGGATGCAGCACCTTCATACACCACACTCTCCTCTTCTTCAGCGGTGAATGTGTTGATGGTTACCTCAGCACTTGCATAGTTCTTTTTCTGTTTCATAGTCGGCCAATCACCTATGATGTTGTATCCGTCTATCTTTTCATACTCATTTGGCTTCTGAGGGAGCTTTGATCTCTTTGTGATCACAATCCTTCCTCTGCTGTCCGATACTGCCACACAGCATCCGGTTTGAATCATCTGCCTGAGGGCTTCTCTCTTTTTCACTGTTGAGATATAGCCCGATACTGTAAGCCTCTTCAGGCTTTCATCAATGATATGCTCCACTCCCACATCATCCAGGAGCTCATCAATCATCTCATACAGTGTTCTGTATTCTATCCTGCCAAATCTGTATTCATCTTCATCCATTCCATAGATCACTGTGTATGCAGTAAATTTTGCCTGCATGTCGCTTGTGCTCCATTCATTGATGAAATACCGGCCAATTCTTGCATACTCATATATTCCATCTGTTTTGATGGCTAGGTACACATTTACCGGCTGATTTTCTTTGAGGTACTTATGCAGCCCTTCAGGGTTCAAAATATCAAACTCATTTTCCAAATTCATAATGCTGAAATTGGTTGAATCTGAAGGGAGTGATGTATTATCAAATGAGATCTCATTCACCACATCCAGGCTCACTATTTTCTCATCATCATAGCTCATCACTGCTCCCAGGAATATTTGTGATATTCTCACCCTTCTGAATGGTTCCAACTTCTTGATACTCAGCTCAATCTCCTGATATGCAGTTATGTGCTCTACATACACCTCTTTTGCCTTGTTATCCACAATTTCATACCTTTTTCCACCAATTGTGATGGAAAAATCATGAACCGGCTCCTGGAAGCATATTGTTACTCCCTTGGTTATGTGCTGCTGCACAAATGAAATCCTCAGCTTCACATCAATCTTTCCTGCTGCATCACTCATTGCCTTGCTTATGTATCCATATTTGAATTTATCTGAATAGTTTGGTATGCACATGGAGCCATCCAGCCTGAACCTTCCAGGCTCACATGTGGCCCAATCTATCTGCTCATTCTCTTCATCCAAAATCTGTGATACAAAGCCATAATATGGGGAGCACTCCTCAGAATACTCCCCTGCTTCTTCTACGATACAGAATTCCACCATTGCCTTGGCGGCTCTGATTTTATCTGTATCCATGCAATTCTCTTTGAATTGCTTGCTCACATTCCTCATGCCGCCTCCTACATTTCAATGAAATTCAGTTTGAATCCTTTGTATACCGGTTTATTTGGATCCCCATTCTCATACATAAGGATTGGAGTTGTACGATCCCCGGCATATGTTTTTATAGTTCCCTGAGTGTTCAGATCTGCAATGAAATACTTTGTATCCAGGTTGTACTTCTGCTTGATGGCATTCCTGATCTTCATATACTCTGCCGGCCTTAATATGTTCCAGGTGCATTCCAGCTTGTGTATATCCGCTCTGATCATCTGCATCACCATGATGCCCTTGGCATTTCTCTCTGAATCTGTCAGATCATAATCACTCTGTGTCATTGTTGAAGGTACCGGGAGGGCTACTCCGTTCACCTCTAAAAAATTATTGGCCATTGTTTTGCCCTCCTTATACCAATGTTACTCTGAGGCCGCCTCTTCTCTTGGCTTCCTCTTCAAAATCTTCAATAGTTCCTTCAGCAAACTTTCTGCCATTCAGTTCAAAAGTAACCTTCATCTGCTCACCGGATCTGTTGCCCATTGCCTGCACCACACTGCTGATCATTGGATACATGGCGGTTGTTACACCATTGGCAATACCTTGAATGATCTGATTGTTGTTGGCTACCAGGTTCCTATTGCCTGCTCTACCTACAAGCTCCGGCCCTGCCTCATTTGCCACGAACAAATCACCAGCATTTGGGTATCCACCTTTTGCATACCAATCAATAGAGAATTTTGGTACCTTAGGCGGCACTAAACTGAATTCTCCATCTATTTTCACATGCGGCATCTTCAGCTTTGGCAGGCTCCATGAGAAGTTGAATTTGCTTTTGATTGCATTGATCATGTTGCCTACTGTGTTCTTTGCATCTGTGATTGGCCTTGTGATCGCACTCTTGATGCTGTTCCAGGTATTTGTAGCAGTGCTCTTCACACTGTTGAATACTGAGGAAACTGTGCTCTTGATGCCATTGATCACTGAGCTCACAGTGCTCTTCGCTGCATTGATCGGAGTTGTGATGGCATTCTTGATGCCATTCCATACTGTTGTAACTGTGTTCTTCACACTGTTGAATATGGAGCTCACAGTGCTCTTCACTGCATTGAATACTGTTGTAACTGTGTTCTTAATACCATTTACCACTGTACTGATGGCGGTTTTTATTCCATTCCATACTGAGCTGATGAATGATGATACCGCATTCATCACTGTGGTTATTACACTCTTAATGGCATTGAATGCTGTGCTGATTGCTGTTTTTATCGCATTCACCACTGTTGAAATAGCTCCCTTGATGGCTTCCCATACTGTGGTTACTACTCCCTTGATTGCATTCCATATTGTTGTGAATAGGTCTTTGATGCCATTCAGAGCAAATGTGAGCACAGATACCACTATATCTATGGCTCCCTTTATTACTCCCTTAATAAGCTCCCACACACCGCTCAGGAGTGACAATATCGCATTCCATATGCCGCCAAATAACTCCTTGATGCCTTCCCAGGCTTTTCCCCAATCACCGGTGAATACTCCGGTTATGAAGTCCATCAGGCCGCCCAATGCATCAAATATATTGCCTACAACATCAGAGATCACTCCAAATACTGTCATAAACAATCTGCCCACTGTTTCCAGGGCTGTTGCAATTACCGGTGCAATGTTCTCAATGAACCAATTCAAAAATGGCTGAAGCACATTCTCCCATATTGCTTTTACTGCATCCGCTGCCTTGCCAATGAATTCTATGGCTTTATCTATGGCCGGCTGCAAATGTTCATTCACAACCGAATTAAATTTATCCTGCAATGCCTGAAGCACCGGCAGAATATATGTGTTGTATGCATCTGTGAGGGTTCCTACAAGCTCACTCAGCCCTGATGCTATTGATTCCATCAGAGGAGCTATATGCTCATCATACATGGCATTCATAGAGCTCATGGTTTCATCCACTACACCCTTGATTGTTGCCAGGCCTTCTGAGATCACTCCCAGGGTTCCATCTAATGCTTCCTTGATGCTTTCCTGGTTGTCAATGAATGGTTGTGCAATCACATTCATCATATCCGCCTGGAATTTTGCTCCCAGGGTTGTAACTCCCATAAACGCATCCGCAAATATGCCAATAATGTTGGCTGTTACTGCCTGCCCATTCTCTCCTCCGAATACAGAGAAGATATTTGCTGCTGCCTGAGCAAAATTGCCTTGTATCTCAGCCATTCTGCCCTGGATGTTAAACATATCAACCAGGAAATTCTTGATCCTATCCTTGTTATTCGCAAGGTACTGATCTATTCCTCCCAAAAGGTTGGTTGCAATGGTTATTCCAATGCTGGCCATTGCTCCGGTTGTCTGTCCTAGTGCATAGGCAATCTTGTTTGCACAATCATTTGCTGCACCCAGCACCGCTGGATCCGTGAATATATCTTTGAGGCTTTCCTTGATTCCTTGTATAGAGGTGAGAATTCCTGAGAAATCCACATCACCCAACCCCGCCTTGAAGCCGCTTGTGAATAGCTCTTTGAGCTCTTTCATCTTCTCTATAACTTTATCAAGTACCGGATTGAGAGCACTGTCTGCCTCATTTGCAGCATCCACAAAGCTCTCTGAAATATCTCCGCCTGCTGCACCGCCTCCACCGGCACCGCCTCCGCTTCCGCTATCGTCTGAGCCCTTATCTAAGGTGTGAACCTCATCCCATGAGCCCAATCCTGCAAACTCTTTGGCTGCCTTCTTTGCTGCTCCTCCCGCTTTATTGGTCGAATCTGCCAGGCTATCTGCTGCACCGGTTGCTCCTCCCAGGGAGGTTCCTATGCCG